CTTGGCAATCAGATCGATCATGCGGTTATAAAGCTCGGCCAACGCCTCTTCCAGTGCCTGCCTTTCCCAAGAATCGGCGGCTGATTCTTTAATTGCCTGCATCTTTAGAGCTTGAGGTGTCTTTCCCATCGTTGGCTCAACATTGCGCAAAACAGACAAGTCTGTTGTTCCCAGCATGTTGTTAAGCATAGAAACAAGCAGGCCAAAAACATTGTTAAAGGTGTTTTGTCCAGTCGGGCTTATCTGGAACTGGCGGATTGAGTTGGGGATTGTTTCCTGCCAGAATACGCCGGGAGACCATTTGATTGAAGACGGCACTACCCCCTGCCGGTTATATATGGTTGGTGGAAAAAGGGAGTATTTTACTGAATCAAGATAAAGATTGATAAGAGAATTGGTTGCTTTCTGCATCGGCGCTCCTCGCTCAATGTCCCCAAAGCCAAAATACCTGTCCAAAAGAGGAATGGTCTCTTTCATCACAATTGGCAACTGCTCGCTCCCATGAGGATTCTCAATTTCCCTTAAGATACCAACATCAGGATAATCCGGTGCATAAGTTATCCATCGATCCCTCTCATATTTTGTCCTTAACAACAATTGGGCAAATCTTCCTTTTCCGCCGTAATCATCTCCTCCCCATGTTTGCTGAGCATAGGAACGGTAAGGATACGAGGACTTGCTCTTTCCAGTCTTGTCTTTTATCTCCAATAAAAGCTTGTCAATGTTTCTCCAGGTTGCTTTTGGCCGACTCTCAATCCAGTCAACAGAAACAAAGCTGTCAACAAAGCAGTAATCCATGTCGTTAATTTGGTAAACACCCGGCTGGGGATACCACTGCCTAACAGGAATGAGCCAAAAATCTGGCCCAACATATTCGTCAGACACTCGGTAATCCACCAAAACAGGCATTGAGCCGTAGATGTGAGAGTAAATCACCCAAAGCTTGAGCTTCGTCAGGAAAGAAAACTGGGCATTAGCGTGTTTTTCCATGTAAAAGCGCCTGATATAGTCCATCAAAAGCGACTTGCCTTTGTCATTCCTCGGATCAAGCGCTTGAACCTTCCCAGCAGGCGGTTGAGCAAGAATCCGTTGGGTTCTCTGAATGATAGCCGTTGAAAGATGAGCATCATTTACTTTCGACTTAGCTGTTTCTTCAGCTAGATCACCAGGCTCAAGATTGAAAAATAGCTTTTCTCGCTCATCCCAGTCAGTTCTCAACTGTGAAACGGCTGAGTCAGCCTGAGCCCATTCCGACTGAAGATCCTCAACCCTAATCTTTTCTGTAGTGCGAGAAATGACGGAAATTTTCTTTGCCCCGTCCTTTCTGGTTGTTTTCTTTTTCCTTTTTGCCATTTTCAAACAAAAAAGCTCCGGTAAATGCCGGAGCCTAAACCGAAAGTTCTCGGCTAATCAGCTAATTTTCACATTAAAAATCCCTCTTGTCAAGCGGATAAACCTTGCGGTAATTTCTCTGCAAATAAACTGCTCTGATATGTCCATCGCCAAACTTCAAGGTAATGGTCAAGTTCCCCGACTTTTTCTTTTTGTGAGCATCTTTTATCTCTGCTAAGACAACTGCTGTTGCATCAGCATTCATTTTCTTCTTGAACCGCAACTGCTGGAACTGATTACCTTGAATAGCAACAATTTTCCCGTCATGAACTTGAAACCAAAGCGAAATCGTGCCAAACCGCAGCTTTTCTATTGCTCCCTCCAACTCGACAAAAGGGATCAAATTGTGTCGGGACAGGTCTTTCATGTTTAATAAAAACCATCTTTGTCAAATAACCGCTGTGGTGGAATCTCCTCGTCAGCAAAATGTGCTCCCCTTAAAGACCACAATGCATATCTTATCCCGTCCATATGATGGTTAAAAATCGGACTTGGCTCATTGATAATTTTTCCGTCCTTGTCTGTCAACCAAAGATAATTCCGATACTCTTTCCAAATATCAACGCTTCGCTTGGTAACACTGATTTTTTGGTCTTGAACAAATTGAATTCCAGCCAAAACAGAGTCCTTCCCCTTCTCGCTTGGCATAATCATTACTCCATAGCTTTTGATTTCATCAATGCTCTTGGGTTCAGCAGCATCAGCAATCACTAACGCTTTCGGCAAATTAAGAAAAATATCAGCTATTTGTTTGTTCGACAAACCCTTCTGATAGGCAATCTCGTCGAGAATGTATCCGCCATTGTAGTAGTAAACAGCGCCAATGGCGGAGGGGTCGTTACTATACCCGAAGTCCAGCCAGTAGCGCTCAAGCCTTGCCTCGTGGGGAATTTTATCAATCATCCTCCAGCCAGTGTAAATTTTCCCTTCTGGCTCTCCCAGTTGCCCTAACCCATAAACTTGCCACCAGAGTTTGTTTTCCCTTCTGGCCTCAATCGCTTTAATCACTTCTTCCGGACACGCCTCATTGTCCTTGTAAGTAAGAGTGATAAAGTCAATATCCTTTCTTTTTCCCAGCAACTCCTCATAAAACCAAAACTCTGAAACTGGATTCCAGTCAAGCCAAATAAATCTCCTTGTTCTTACCTCTAGCTGGGTAAAGATTTCGTAGGAAATATTGTTAGCCTCATTGATAAAGAGAACATCTCGTCTTGGCCCTCTTACTTTTCCCGGTTGGTCAGCAGAGAAAAACTCTATCTTGCTTCCCGTTTCAAAGGTGTAAATAAAATCAGTTTTGTTCCATCTTGCTGGTTGCCAGTAGCCCTGTTCCTCCATGATATTTTGGAAGTCTCTGATAGCACCTCGCTTTAGATGGGGAAAGGTCTCAGAAACAACAGAGATAAGCTCATTCTTTCCCGTCTGAGCGTAGTCTATCAGCCACATAAGTATCCCGATCGTTTTGCCCGCTGCAGTTCCTCCAGCTACTGCTTTGAGACGATTAGGTGTCTTGCCGATCCGGATTATCTTTTGAACTGCTGTTGTTACTCTCATCTCTACTTGCTCCTCCCAAAATAGGTTGAATGTTAAACTGCTGAGCAATGGCTATTCTTGGTTGTCTTAACTCTCTGATTGTCTTGTAAAACCCAACCAAATCACGGAACTGGGCCCGCGACATCTTCTGCTCCAGTAGCTGAAGCGCCTGAGCCGATAATTCTTCCTCCTTGAGGGTTATCATTTTTTTAACCGCGTCATAGTAGCGTCGGTCATCCTCAGCAATTTCGCTCCTCACATATTTCCACGCTGTATCTTTACTTATTCCCAATGCTTTGGCAATTTTGCGAAAACTCATTGCATACTCTTCCCGCAAAATCTTGGCTGCCATTTGTTTTTCTTTAGTTGATAATTCTCGCTCAATCTTTTTCTTCACCGTAGAATTTAACCCTAATTCGCAACGGCGTTTGCTGCGGAATCCTTAACAATTCGGCTATTTTCTCCTGTTCATACTCTCCCACTTCAAAACTTACTGTAAATGAACCATCAACTTTCGGCCCAAAAATCTTCACTTTATCGGCAACAAAACTTAACTTTTTCATTCCTTTAACTTTCTTTTCAATATTATCATAACCGAAAGGCTGTAACCTAAACTAAACAAACCAGCCATATCTCCAATCAGCAGCAATCCCAAAGAAGAAATTATTGTAATCAGTGAATACAAACCCAACAGAATGAGCCATATTTTTTTAGCCGTCTTCATTGTTCCCACCTCCTCTCATTTACCGATTAACCAAATAAAATCCTGAAAACTTAGCAAGACAAAAGTCTTTGGCTTCTTCTTCCTGTTAGTATATCTCACAACTGCCACCGGTATCTCTCCCTGTTTTGCTTCCTCTTTGGCCTCATCGTAGGCCTTGATAGGATTAGGCCGCTTGCCACATTTACATTGCAAAACAAATGGCTCTGTATTGAGAATGTCTTTCCCGCACTGCGCCTCAAACTGCTCCCCAAAATTACGCTTGGCCTCTTCCCAACCAGCCTCCCTAAACTTAGAGGCTACAAATCTCTCGAATGATTTCCATCGCTTGTACCTAGACATGCTTACAAAACCTCCCATACCTATCTCTCGGTAGCGGGTGCACTCTTCGGTGCTCGCCCTTGCTCATAACAACTAAGTTTGCTGGGTCATTGTTCTGTGGATTCCCGTCTTTATGATGAACAACTTCATCTGGGGTCAAATATCTACCAAGTATTTGCTCCATAATCAGCCTGTGTGCATAAACATACAATCCACGCCGTCCGCCATTAGCATAGGGGTGATTTGGGCAATAAATCTTGATATACCCATCTTTTGAATAACTGATACCACCACTCCTTGCCAAACGGCTGAGAGATATTTTCATTCTAGTTTCGAATGATTGCTTACGAGATTTACGCCGCTTCGGATAATTCTTTTTAATACCCCTTTGCCCAGCAATGCGGCATTGCAGCGAGCAATAGTGCCTCTCGCTTCTTCTAACACGACTAAGCGGCTTGGTAAATTGTCTGCCGCACCAAGAACAAGAAACTGTCGCTGAGCCACTATTCCCTCTCTTTATCCCAGACAGGCCAAACTTCTTGAGGAAATTGTAAATTGTGTTCTTATGACAACTACACTCGTTGGCGATTGCCTCTAGCGTCTTTCCCTTGACCAAATAGTTGTCTCTTAACCAATCCCTATTTTTATATTTCGGCTGAAGCTCGGTGTTTAGCAAATCACGGCCACTAGTTGAACGGAATTGCTCAATGTTTCTTTTCGCCTCCTCCCAGCCTGCCTCACGGAAGGCTTGGGCTATCTGGTGTTCAACCGATTTCCAACGCCTGTATTTGCTCACCTTCTTCCCCTTCTTCCCCTTGGTTTTTTAGGAAAGTTCTTAAGTGTTCCATATCTGGCTAAGTGTCTCCTTTTGCGCTCAGCTGTTGTTCTTCTTCTGCCGAGTGGCATTTTTCTCGCCTCCTTTCAAGTTTGTTAACATCTTCTTCCTAAA